TATTAAGTGGTCAGAAAGAAAGTCACAGTGGGTGAGTCCTAAGGGGGGCAGACTGTGGATGTCATACCTAGACCGTGACCTAGATGTAATGCGCTACCAAGGTCAGGCATTTAACTGGATAGGATTTGACGAACTTACTCAATGGTCTACACCGTTTGCTTGGGACTATATGAGATCACGACTTAGAAGCACAGATCCATCACTAGGACTGTACATGAGAGCAACGACAAACCCCGGAGGGGCAGGACATCAGTGGGTTAAAAAGACGTTTGTAGATCCCTCACCTGCAAACACACCGTTTTGGGCAACAGAGTTAGAAAGTGGTAATGTTATTACATTTCCAAAAGGTCATAGCAGAGAGGGGCAACCTCTTTTTAGAAGACGCTTCATACCTGCTAATCTTTTTGACAATCCTTATCTAGCTGAGTCAGGTGACTACGAGGCAATGCTATTGTCTCTACCTGAGCATCAGAGAAGACAGTTACTAGATGGGGACTGGGATGTAGCAGAAGGAGCTGCGTTCCCAGAGTTCAACAGACAGATACATGTGGTAGAGCCATATAAGATACCTGCAAGTTGGACAAAGTTTAGAGCGTGTGACTATGGTTATGGAAGTTACTCTGCTGTAGTTTGGATAGCCATAACACCTGCAGAGCAGTTAGTGATATACAGAGAGTTGCAGGTATCAAAAGTTCTAGCGGTAGATTTAGCAGATATGATACTACAGTTAGAAGCAGATGATGGCAGGATACAATACGGAGTTTTGGATAGCTCGCTCTGGCATAAACGTGGGGATACAGGACCTAGCCTTGCAGAGCAGATGATTGTAAGAGGCTGTAGGTGGCGACCATCAGACAGAAGTAAAGGGAGTAGAGTTGCAGGTAAAAACGAGGTACATAGAAGATTGCAAGTTGATGAATTTACCGAAGAGCCTCGTCTTGTTATTTTTAACAACTGCACACATCTTATATCTCAACTTCCTAGTTTACCCTTGGACAAGAAAAACCCAGAAGATGTAGACACTAACGCAATGGATCATATGTACGATGCACTACGATACGGCATAATGACCCGACCAAGAAGTTCCATTTGGGACTATAACCCTGTAAATCAGCGAACAGGCTTTCAAGTCGCTGACCCTAGTTTTGGATATTAAATATGGCAGAAGATAACGAAGTAGCATTTGACACTGATGGTGTCTCAGCGATGCAGGACAATGATCCTGCTATTCGCTCAGAGAGTGACGTAGTAAGTTTTGTACAAGGTAGATTTAAAAGAGCAGAAGATGTAAGACAACAAGACGAACAACGATGGCTCAAAGCATACAGAAACTACAGAGGACTATATGGTCCTGATGTACAGTTTACCGAAACAGAAAAGTCCAGAGTATTTGTAAAGGTAACAAAAACTAAAACACTTGCAGCATACGGACAAATAATAGATGTTCTGTTTGGTAACACCACTTTCCCACTCACGGTAAACCCAACTAAGTTGCCAGAGGGTGTAGCAGAGTCGGTGCATATAAACATAGACCCAAATGCAGAACAAGGATTGGATGATCTTAGACAGGCTTTTGAAGATAAACCTTCAGAGCCTTATTTGTTTGCGCCAGACGGAAAGTTGAAACCCGGTGAAACCGTTGCTGATTTGCAGAACAGATTAGGACCTTTAGAGCAGAAACTAGGTAATGTGTCTGAAAAGCTTATAGAGGGTGATGG